TTGAAGCATCTTCTCTATTGTATTTACCGTCCTTTACACGAAAACCTACACTAAAACTCTTTAAAGCACCATCACGAATCAAGGTCTGAACACCATGAGTCTTTTCAGCTGCTTCACTAACTGCGCCTTCGACAAAGATTCCTTTTTTATCGACTGTAATTTTTTCAATACGACCGATAGGACAATCATGTTTATGCTGGAACAACATAACAGGATTTTTTCTAAAGTTCTCAACGCCCTTTGCCCAGGCCTCAGCAGTAACAATATCTCCAGCACGATCTTTTGCTGTTGTATTTGCATAACCTGCAATCTTGAGAGCTTTAGTTCCTTTTTTTACGCTCTTTGTTTCGAAAGCACTATTTAGATAAAATGTCTTATTCATCAGTTACTTCCTCGTTTTCTGATTCCCCTTCAGGGGGTCTTCCACCTTGAGTAGCATCAGTTGCACTACCTGTGATGTTTTGTGGTACTCTTATACTATCATTTCCTTCCAATTTTGGAAATCTTAATCCTTCACGAGCTTCATTTGGGGTTATAATTCCAGTGTTTACCAGAGTTGAGTAGTAAACTGCCTGTGTTCTGTTATCTGGTTGCAAAGCTGGAACGGATAGTCTATCGGGTCGTATAGTAACACCACCAGTAAAGAAGTGCTCAAAAGCTGAACAGAATTGATTTAAAATAGGTAAGATAGTATGTAGGTAAAATAGTTTCTGATTGGCGTCAATATTAGCATTATTACCTGATTTAAGGAGAACATAAGGAACTCCTATAGCTTTTGCCATGTCTTGCTGAATACGTTCAATAGAGTTTTCAAAATCTAATTGATCAAAGTTTACTGTAGAGAACTTATCAATTTTTAATCCTCCATCTAGAATAGCCGGATTTCTTGCCCCATCAAAGATAGTAGTATAGGTAGAACGCCATGCCTCTAAGAGCCTTTGCTTAACTCTTTGAGATAAAATATTATCAGTAGTTAAAACAAATCCAGGAAGCGCATTGTTTTTGAAGAATTGGCGCTGAAATTTAATCATGTAGTAGTAGACTTCCATTAATCCTAAAATAGATTTTAACTTTGATACGCCTCGAAAAATGGAATTCTCATTCTCAGAATAAATATGTATAATCTCATGAGGTTCAAAGCGAATAGCTTCTGACTTACGAGTTTGTTTTCCTGCCCCGAAACCGTAAAAATCATTTGCTTGCTGATTATGAACTAAATAATTATAGTGAGATACAAATGTTTGAGCATCAGGGACTACTTCGACATCGTTAGCTGGTAATAAAAATAAATCTTGCCCATCATAATAAAAAAATGCGTTACCATCAAGCATGTAATCAAGTAAAGCGCGCCTAAACATACGAACCCTATCCTCAAAAGGATTTGGTTTATGGTTTAACATTCTATTTACTTTTTTCGCAGGAGAATTACCCTCTACAATAAGAGGGATTTCAACACACCCATTAATAACCATCTCAACTGAACGATGAACAACCTCAATCTCTCGATAAGCTTGCTCATAGTCAACAATAGTTTCGGGGGATGCATACGGTTCAAGAGCAGCTATTGAGGGTTGTGCTGGATTAAGTTTTTCTGCCATCCACCCCCTAAGACCTAGTTTATTTTCATCTGCCATTTTTTACCCTTTGAATATCTAACCAGTTTTTAATTTTAGGAGTTAGATGATTAGAATACCTTTGCCCGTAAATATTATGGAGTTGTTTATGGTGAGCACTACAAAGAGTAAATAAATTCTTGTGACTTAGATCAATCTCACAATCTAAAGAAAACTGAACTCTTAAAGTATTTATAGTCTCTACATCTTCAATTACGGTTATTTTATTTTTGTCACACCAATTATTAAAAAGCTCGCTCACACTGAATAGATGATGCAATTCTAAAGTATCAATCTTCCCGCATATGTAACATTCTTCACGAAGTTTATAATCTTTTTTGATAAAATCTCGTATATATTTGATGGGAATACGCTTTAATTTATTCACTGTACTATACTTTCATTATCTGTCCAAGAGTTATTTTTAAATTTTTCTATTATGTTCCATCTCATAGAATAGTGATTAGGATTTTTGTTTAATCCTACACCCCCTTCAGGTAAGTTAAGCACTTTTCCAGATACTGATCTTAAAAAATCTAAATTATATTTTTTTCGTATCAAGTAGGAGATAATAATATCATCTCCTCTTTGAGGATATCCAATTTTTTCTATACTGTCTTGAATGGCCTCTAGTGCTTCTTGCTTTACTAAAATAACAGACCCTACTAGAAAGTCAACATTTTTGTCTTCGCACCAGTGATCAGTAAGTTGTTGATAAGAGTTAGATGAACTTACTTTTGTCTTACCATACACGCCTGTTATAGGTAAGTTTAGATTTATCATTTTTTTCACAAGATTAGGGTGCGGTAATAAATCATCATCAATTACTAGTTTAAACTCTTCGTCATACTCAAAGCACCTATGCCAGCGCTCCATACATAACCAATTCGTATCATTATTAATTACATCTATAGGTTGCCCTAAATAAGGAAAATGATCTTCAGTATTATTATTTATAACCGTAATGGGCATAATATTTCTATAAGCATTGATGATACTAAAAACATTATCAAATCTTTTATAATTAAGAACTATTAATCTTACGTTACTAAGCATAGATAGAAATATTACTCATTTTAGAGTGAGTGTAGATGGCATATCTTACAGCGTCACAAGGGTGAGAAGCCCAATCATGTACGGGTTTAGGTGTTTCTGTGTTAGGATTCCACTTATAAGAACTCATGGCTGAAAATGTATGAGAAGCACCTAATGTATCAAAGAATAGCCTATTTGACTCAATTAATACCTGTAAAAAGTTAATACCATCATTAACAGATTTAATTGCATTCTCACAATATATATCATAGTCATAAGCAAAGTCAGCTTTTACTTGTTGCGCAGCTGAGTCAATATATATTGAATCAATATTCCATTCATCTATTTTTTCTTGGATAGCAGCAGCTAATTCAGAAGTAGTAGATTCTTTCGATACGTACTCATCAATTAGAAAATAATTTTCTCCATCAAAACCAATGACTACAAAAACATTTTCATCTCTATAACCCACATCAAGGCCTGCTAAAACTTCAGCAAATCGTTCTCCCACATAATCATTAATATGTTTTGCTTCGTCTAATGCTTCATAAATTTGAGATTCTGTAGTAGTCCACTCACATTCGTACTCTTGGGCGAATAAAGCACGTGTTATAGACTTTCTAGCTTCGTCAATATCTTTCTCAGAGAGTAAAGGGTTAGAGCGCCAGCTGTGGATTGAAGAGCCCCAATCATCATACTCTTGATCGCTTCCTCGTAAAAAATAATTGTATAAGTAATTACCTTTTCCGCGAGGAGTTGATATCCATAGACAACGGGAGTCTTTAAAAGTTGAAAGAGCGGGTCTTAAATCTCTAGTAAAATATTCATCATTAGGTATAATGGCAGCTTCATCTACTATAAGTAAATTAGCAGCACGCCCTACAAGAGAGTCTCGATTGTTAGCAGAAAGAAGTCTGAAAACAGAACCGTTAATCAACTTAACAACTTTATCTTTTTGGTTAAATTTATCTACTTCAATATCTAATTGTTTTATAAGATCAGTAACATAATCCCAGATAATAGATGAAAGTGAAAAATTAGGAGCTACAACCATTACTTGCTGACTAGGCTCTAGTAGCTTCGCAAAAGCTAAAATAGCTGCTGCGTAAGACTTACCTGTTCTACGAGCAGCAATATGGACAAAAAATCTATTCTCGTTTAGACCTTCGATCATAGCCTTTTGGGATTCATTAAATTGAACAGGGGTGGGAAGTTTAGTTAATAGTTTATCAACATTTAGACGGAAAAAAGAATCTGACATTACTTAGGGAACATACTAATTAATACAGAAAGGGTAGCTATTACGCTACCCACAAAAGCGCCTACCCAGAGAAGAGTTCTTAGAGATGTTCTACCTTGAGTTGCAAGATTATTCACATCATTAAGTTTTTTGTGCATGATTTTCATTTCCTCAGACACGGAGGCAAGAGAAGAAATTATTTGTGCATAACGCTCTTCACACACTGCTTCGTGTGCGGAGATGTTAGCTTTATTAGACTGAGAGCGTTCATGAAGTCTGTCTAACTCAGTTTGCACCCGATCTAATTCTCTGGTTGTATGTTCCATTACTACTCCGCATAAACCAACTGTTTAGAGTACCACACAGGAATGGTGAATCGCTGGCTATTTTTTATTTCTTTTACGCCATGATTGTAATCACCATTAGAAGGGAATACAACGGCCATTCCTTTTTTAGGACTAATTTCTATATCATGATTAGGAAAATATATCTCACCACCTTCATAATCATCATTTAAATAAAATATTACAGAATAGTCTCTGTAGTTTGTTGGATGTTCCATATCTTTTACATGATCAGGAGCATCTTCTTGCCACGAGTTATCAGAATGTACACTCATACTATCACCAGGATTCCAGAAGGTCAATTCCGTATTATCGGGAAAAGCCAGTTCACCAAAATTTTTATATACATAAGTTTGTCCTAAAAATCGAGCGTAGTTCAAAGTACGTTCAACACTACCAAACGGTTCTTGCATATTTCGATGTAAAATTTTATAGCTAAGTGTTTTGTTCTTAAACTGACCTATAACTTGCGCTTCATTTATAAATGCTTTTGGATTATCTTTGATAAACTTCGCAAGAAAATCACAAGTATCAGGGGTTAAGGCATTTTCAATTTTAACAGGAGCCATTAATTAGTCCCTGGTAAGGCAGGTACCCCTGGAACTCCTGACCCAGAGGCTTGCGAAGCTTCTTTATGTCTTATTTGTGTAATTAATTCGTAACGCTCTTTACTAAAAACAAAATAACACGATACAGGCAGCTCTACCCTAGAATCATCTTGTAAAATAAAAAATCGAGATTGAGCACCCTCATTAATTCCGTCTTCTTTTACGCCTTTAAGTGTTTCAAAAGTCCAAGATCCTTGCCTTTTGAATTTTACTGTGTAAGTAATCAATTAACCCTCCATTAGCAGTTATATTTTGATTATATAATTAACAACACTACTTGGCAAGGTTGTTGTTAAAGCTGGAATGCTTAGTGCTGGAATAGATAGGCCTGGTACGCTGAGAGCGGGAATTGACAAGCCTGGTACACTAAGAGCAGGAATAGATAGACCGGGCATAGAGTGATCGTGATCAGCGACAGCCAATGCAGGAATTGTCAGAGCAGGTATTGACAAGCCTGGGACAGAGTGGTCGTGATTAGCGACAGCCAATGCAGGAATTGTTAAAGCAGGGATTGATAGTCCAGGGACAGAGTGTGTATGCGCAGCCTGAGTTACCCCAGTCGCTGCTGTGCTAGTAGAAGAGTCCTTAGCTGAAGTAGCAAATGTAGCTGTAGGTACTGTTAAGTCTCCATCACCGTCTGAGCCAGTTGTGCCAGCACCTGTCGTTCCAGTACCCGTATCATTAGCCACCGTTACAAGACCTGTTTTAGCTCCAGTAGTTCCACCACCAGTAGTTCCAGTAGCCGTATCATTAGCCACCGTTACAAGACTTGTTTTTTCTGCAGTAGTTCCTGTTCCTGTAGTACCTGTACCTGTGTTAGCTGTCCCAGTTGTGCCAGTTCCTGTGTTAGCTGTTCCAGTAGTACCAGTACCAGTATTACCTGTGGCATTAGTGATAACAGAAGAAGCAGCGGCGGAACCAGTCTCTGTACCTAGTGTAGAGTTATTAGAGCCTTTACCTAGAGGAACACGGTCACGAAGATCAGGAAGACCAAAAGTAGAAGAGCCATTACCTGTACCATAGGCAGTGCCGATTACGGCGAATAGTCGAGCGTAAGTTGTACGATTAACATCTGAACCGTCACAAAGCAACCAAGCTGCGTTAGGAGCAGCAGCTCCTCCAAAAGGTAGAATTGATCCTGAAGGCATGATCTCAAACCCCCCAGCTGTTGAACCATCATGAACTCTAACATTTTTAGTGTTGTTATCTACAGATAACTCACCAGCCCCACCTGTGAACGAGTTATTTTCTGCTGTTGTACCTCGTCTTAATAATAGTTGTGTACTCATTTATTGCTCCTTAAAGTGCTCCTAAGTCAAATTGGCCTGTGACTGTAAATACGTTTGATGCGTTAGTTCCTATTATTACATTACCTTGTACGCTTAATAAGG